GCAAAAAGACTGGCAACGCCAAAACCTTCAAATTCCCTGTGTACGGAACATTACGTGCTGAAGAACACGTACCTGGACAGGATGCTTTAATCCAAAATGCTACACAACGTCAAGCTACTGTGATTGCACAAGACCGCCGTGTTGTGTCTGCTACGGATAAATTTGAAAACTTACAAGTCAATTACGATGACCGTCAAGAAGCTGCTCGCGCCCAAGCTATGGCTATGGGACGTGATAGCGACCAGATGATTATTGATGCTTTGGCTGCCTCCACAACCACAAAGGCTGTGACAGAAGCAAGCACTGCTGGTTTAACATTGGCTAAATTAAAATCCGCTGTTGAATTGATGGAAAAAGACGAAATTGATTTGGGTGCTTGTACTTTCTTAGGTACATACAAACAAAAACAACAATTGTTGGATGAAATCAAAGCCACATCTGCTGACTATGTTTCTTCTCGTCCTTTGGAAACTGGCAACTTTGACGGTTTCTTGGGCATTGGGAAATTCATCTGGATTGGCGCTCGTCAAGAAGGCGGTCTGCCTATTTCTACCAGCAAACGTAAGAACTTCCTGTGGCACCACGATGCAGTAGGTTTGGGCGAAGTTTTGAATGTTCAAACTCGTACAGACTGGGATGCTAAGTTGGGTGCTGACTTGGTGCAATCTTACTACTCCGCTGGAGCTGGTGAAATTGACCCAACAGGTATTGCTTACATTGAATGTTATGAAAGTTAAGGAGGTGTACAATGGCATTTTCAAGAGCTAATTTAACAATCGTGAGTGATAACTTCGCTGGTAAATCCAAAGTTTGGAAGTATGTTTCTGGTGATGACTATTCTGCATCAAACTACTTTGACCCAGTGATTAACGTGTTGGCTGTTGGCGACATTATGTTAGCTGGTAACACAACATCTACTCAAACAGTAGATATTGGTTTGGTTACATCCACCACATCACACGTTGCAGTAACCTTTACGGCTGCTTCGTAAAAACCAGGGGAGAGGGTTATTTCTCTCTCCCCAATTTATAAATAGGAGAATGATATGGCTATAACAGCAGTAGATTTATGTTCAAAAGCATTATTATTAATAGGAGCTAACTCTATTCAGTCGTTTCAAGACGGAAGCCGTGAGTCTGATGTTTGTTCTTCTATTTATGAATTAGTAAGAGATACATTATTTTCCAATAGATATTGGGCGTTCACAATACAACAAAGAGATTTGGCAAGATTAAACGAAACGCCATTAAGAGATTGGAAATATGTCTATGCATTGCCAACTGAGATACTTCGTATAAGAAAGGTTAGCAACTCAAAAGATTTTGATATAATGGGCGGAAAGTTGTATTCAAACAATCCTACACTTTCTGTTGATTGTCAAGTTGCTGTTGATGCTGCCGAGATGCCCCCATATTTCCAGACAGCATTAATATCTGAGTTGGCATCTAAATTATCTGTTTCCCTGTTGGGAGATACAACAAAATATAATCTGTTTTCTGCGCTTGCACAAAGAGATTTGATTAACGCAAGGCTTGCAGATAGTCAGAACAAACCGAATATTAAGTTTGGAGAAGATTCTTTCTGGATTACAGTAGCGAGGAACTAGCCAATGCCGTTGAAAGTAATACAAACAACAATGAGTGCTGGTGAGGTTTCCGAGAGTGCAGCTTCTCGGATAGACCTTGAACTATTTAACAAGGCACTTAAAAAAGCAAATAATGTGTATATCAATTGGACTGGAAATGTTGTAAAGCGTGAAGGCAGTAAAATGATAGCACAAGATGACAATGCAAAGCGTATTGAGGGGTTTATGTTCAATGGAGAGCAGATATACCTGCTTGTGTTCAAGACAACTGGCATTGATGTTTATTATGATGATGCTATTGTCGCAACAGTTTCTGAAACATTTACTGCCACACAAATAAAAGAGTTTAAGTGTACACAAAGTGGTGATACATTTATTATATTCCATAATGACTTTATTCCGAAACGGTTGCTAAGAGTGGCGCATAATAACTGGACAATATCTGCTTTGACATTTAAGAATATACCTTATTATGCTTTTGGTACTATTACAACGTCTGCGCCGAATGCTTCTTTAACTTACACAACAACAAGAGGTAGTACAAAGATAACGTTTGGTTCTTCTGTTGCTGCTGCTACCTGGGTTGGACAGAAGATTTATCTTGATAAGGGTGGGGCATTAGAGATTTACAAATACACATCGGGAACGGTTGTTTGGGCTAGGTGGAAAGTAGAACCACCTGATTCAAATATGGTTCCTTCAGGAGAGTGGGAATTAGATTCTGGATATGAGCCAGTAATGAGCAATACGAGAGGTTATCCTTCAAGCGGTTGCTTTGGTAAATCACGCCTATTTATGGGCGGTATTAAGGACTTCCCACAATGTATCTTGGCTTCCAATGTTGATGATTACTTCAACTTTGATGTTGGTACAGGGTTGGCTGATGAAGGTATTATGTATATCCTTGATACGTTTAGCCCGATTAAAAGCCTTAGATTTAACCAAACATTGCTTGCTTTTACGTCCGATACAGAACACTTTTTGAACTATACAAGCTCTGGTGTTATTACTCCAGAAACGTTTAATATGTCTTTGGCATCCAAACACGGCTCTGCTTGCGACCCAATTGACCTTGATGGTGTAACGGTGTTTGCAGAAAAGAGTGGGCATATCTTGCGGTCATTCTTTTATGATGACAATATGCGTAACTATAATGCAGAGAACGTGTCTGTGTTGGCACCACATCTGATTAAAGGGGTTGTGTCAATGGCAACACGTCAGAGCTATGACAAGAACCCAAATAACTTAGCATATATTTTAAATAGCGATGGAACGATTACGTTGTTTAACCTGCTCAGAGAACAGAGCTTAAAGGCTTTCTCTCGGTGTGAAACAGATGGTAAATATGTTGGCTTGTGCGGCGTTGGCGATAAAGTGTATTGCTTGTGTGACAGAGATGTTGCAGGAACGACAAAACGCTTTATTGAGCGCTTTGATAACGACTATCAACTAGACTGTGCTATTCAAAAGACGGCAGCACAGAACGAAACAGAATGGACTGGGTTCAGCGTGTTTGAAGGTAGAAAGATGGATATTATCGGTGACGATGTGTTCTATTCTGGAAAGTATAAAGTTGAGAGCGGGAACCTAACTGGTGTGTCTGGCTTGGATGGTGTGCAGCAAGACGTTCTGGGTGAAGGTGACGGGTTTAAGAAAGTTGAAGTCGGGTTCCCATTTATTCCAGAAATTACCACTGTCGGGCTTGAATATGAAACACAAGCAGGCAATTCTTTTGGTAAGGTTAAGCGGTTGGTGTACTTTAATGCAAAAGTTATTGACACTTTGGGAATAACAGTGTATTATAATAATAACAAATTCAATATTAACTATCTTGAATTTGGACCAGATACTCTGAATAACGAGCTGAATTTGGATACAGGCTTTAAAAAGGTGTATGCTGGTGGGTATGGAGATACGTTAGAAATAACGATAACGCAGGACTTTCCAACAAAGTTTAACTTGGTTGGATTTGAAGTAGGAGTAGAATAATGGGTGACCCAGTAACAGCATCAATTGTGGCAGGCGGAGTAATAGGAACTCAGGCATATATTGGCGGAAGACAAGCAAGAAACCAAGCCAAAATGCAAGCCGCGCAACTCACTACCGAACAGAAAGCAATTAAAACAAATGCGGCTATTGAACAAGCTGAACGTATGAACAAGCTAAAAACTGTTCTTGCAGCACAGAACGCAGCGTTTGCAATGAGTGGACAGACTGCTGGTGTTGGTTCAGCAAGTGCAATACAGTCTGGTAGCATTAGTCAACAAGCAAGAGAACAGCGCATTGCAAACCTGCAAACAGACATTGCAACATCTGCTTACGATTTTAATATTTGGTCTGCAAAGAAGGCGGCAAAAACAGCAATGGCAAACACACTATTTACAACTGCTTTGAACACCACTGGTCGTGTTGCCGAGGCTTATGTTATGAACTCATTTAACTCAACGCCAACACAAACGCAACCAGAAACACAAACAGCGGGAGGGAAAAAATAATGGTTGGTATCCCACGTTATAACGCACAAATAGGTCAAGTATCTGTTCCAACAATGCAAAACTTCCAACAGGAACAGAATGAAAAGATTTACAAAGCTGTTGCTGGAGTTGCAAACACAACAGCAAATATAGCTGAAAATTTATATTCTGCGCAAAAAATACACGAAGCAACAGTTGAGGGTGGAAAGGCAACAAAAGAAACAGACTTAAAAAGTTTGCCAACTCCGCTAACAAAAGCACAAGAAGCATATAACAATTCTGCAATTGCATCTTTTTATTCTGATTTTTCTGTAGATGCAGAAAGAAAAATAAACGAATCAGCTTTTAGAAACCGTGATAATCCGCAACAATTCCTTGTAGAAACAGATGCGTATATAAATGGCGTTGCTGAAAACATACCAGAATATTTAACAAAGCAGGTTTTAAGACCAATACAAATGGTAAGAGAGTCTAAATATGACACTCTTTTAAAGAATAGAATAACAAAAAATCAAAGAGATTCTGTTGAAACGTTTAAGTTTAATATGTGGAAAAAGCGTAAAAACGCTAACTACATTGCAAGTGATGATGACCTTGATAATTACCTTGCTGACGCAGAAACAACAGCTGGAATGTTGATTTCTTTAGGCGGAACATCAGAAGATGCGTTAAAGTATTTAGACGATGCTTATGAAGATGGGTTGAATAGATATTTATCCCAATATTATATGAAAGAGAAAATAAGTCCAAAAGATTTCAAAAAGTTTTATTCTGATGTACAGTTGGGCAAAACTGGAATTAGAGCATTGGATATGATGCCGCCAGAAAGAAGAATTAGAATTACACAAATGGCGTTTGATTCTCTAAACAAAAACGAAAACATTTTGTCTGAAAAGAACTTTACTCTTACGTCAAACGCAGAGGCAGAGAGTAATATGCGTTATCTTGCCAACAGAAGTAACGAGGAATTTTCTTATAAGAATCCAGCGTATGGTGTTGGATATGTCAACAAAAACATATTAGATGCACAACAGAATGTTGTTGAAGGAACAACGACACAAACACCACCTGGAATGTCTGAAAAGATAAATAGAGCTGTAAAATATGGCGCATTAGACTTTGATTCTCTTGTAGAAATGAAAAACGCTGGCGATATTGGAGATGAAGACTTTTTGGCTGCATCTGAAGCAATATACGGATACCAAACAAAAAATAGACAGCTTCCTGAATTTAAAGATGCAATAGAGTTAATAGTTTCTTCCAACCCACATATTGTTGACGAATATGGTCAAGTAACATCAGTAAATGAAAAACAAGGTTATTTACTGAAAAAACTTGATGAATTTGCAGACAAACGAGAATTAAGCGGTCAAGAAATACGCGATTATGTAGGAGAGATTATGAAAGAAGCGGATACTTCTTTTAATGGGAATAACAACTATACAAAGAAATTCACAAAAGATAAATTCTACAATATGTTTAGCATTAAATACGAAGACATAAGCTCGGTAGCATCAAAGTATATTATTGGTAATACAATGAACAGAAGCAAAATAAAACAAGATGTTATGGCTAAATATCAAATAACAAGCGAAAAGGCAAACGCATTATTGTCGTATTGGTTAAACATAAGAAAATTGGAGGGTGTAAATGCTGAATGAGGGATTAGAAACAGCAACTATTGAAAACAATCTTGAAGACCCAAGCGAAGAATATGGGTTTGTTGTTGAAGATTGGGATGATGATAAAGACACAGCACAGATGGAAATTCCAAATACTGTGTTTGACGGGAAAAGCCCAGAAGACTTTTTTAACGCAGAAAGAACGGACGTTGGTCTTTCCATTATGTCTGGTATTGCTGAACACGGAGTTAAACCAATTGTTGATGCAATAACGGCGTTGTCCTACGGTGCAACAAATCTTGCTGTAAAAGGAAAATTTGAAACACCAACAGTGAAAGAAATGGAAGAAGACACAACAATTTTACCAAAGAGTTTGGTTAACTATGAACCAAGAACAACAGCTGGAAATATAGCAAAGCCAATAGCTGGTGCATCTTATGGTCTTGCTGTAACAAGCGCTGGTCTTGGTGCTGCAGGCGTTACGGGAAAAGCTGGTATTATTACAAACGCAACGTTAAAAGGTATTACAAAGTCAAAAGATGGAATAGCTGTAGGAAAGATACTTGCACCGCTTGTTAATGGTATTGCTGCAAATGGTTTAACGTTCTGGGAAGATGAAGGTAATTTATCCAACCTTTTACAGCCACACGTAAGTAACCCAACAATTAAAAGTATTGTTGACTATATGGCAATAAAAGAAGATGATAGCAATGCAGCAAGAATTATGAAACAAGCATTTGAGGGTGGGTTTGTTGGAATGGCAGCAGACGGTCTTTTTGGTTTGTTTAAAGGACTAAAGAGCGGATACAAATATATAAAAGGTAAAAAGCAAATTGCAGAAAAAAGTACAGAATCTTTGGCTAATGAACTTTATAGACCAATTGTTGAGAAAAAGGAAACGTCAGAGGAAATTGCCAGGGGCGTTTCAGAAGGAACAAGGATTGAACCAAGAAATGATGTTGTTCAACAAGTAGTTACAGAAATAAAAGAGGATACACAAAAACTTGGTGTGTCAACAGATGAAATTGCAATACCTAGAAATGCAGAACATATTGACGTTCAGGCTGCAAAGAATAGGGTTGCTGCAGAACTATCTGATTATATTGATATAGATAACCCAGATGACTTGAAAAGATTATCAGACTTTATGGGTGCTTCTGAAAACACGGTTGAAAAAACTATGGGGCAACTAAAGGCGCAACAAGATACATTTGTTGGCGGATGGATTCAACTAAAATCTATCTCAAAGAATGCAACAAACAGTGGCGTTAAATTATCTAACGCAGAAAAAACAAACGCACTAAAAGATTATCTTGAAAAGTGTGCAAAGGCAAGAGGTGGTGTTAATGATGTCTTGCACGAAGGCGCTGTTGCTATGAACGTATCAAGCAAGGATGCCGTACACAAAGCGAACAAACAAATGCTTGAAGGTATTATGAATAATCTTGACGAAATATCAACGCCAGAATTATTTGATATATTTGAGTCAGCGAAAACGGAAGAAGAACTTATATCAAAGGTTAATTCTTTCTTTGCAAATGCAGCAGATGCCGTTTCTAAAAAGGGATTTGATGCAAAGAAACTCGTTGCTCTTGAACAAGCTGGATTAATGTCTGCAACAGACACAATTATAAGAAACGGAGTGACATCTGTTGAAAACCTTACACTTGGAGTTCTTGATGATTTGTCTGAATCTTTGTTAAACTCTGTTAGCACATCGGCTGTAAAGAATGGCGCTAATTCAAGACAGATGGTTGATATTGCAGCAAAATGTGCCGCATACGTTAACTTTTTAAAAGATTCAGCCCTATGGGGATTACAAAAAGCAACAAGGTTTTTTGATAAATCTATCCCAAATGCTGTGTCGCCTTGGTCCAAATATAGACAAAGTGTGTCAAGAAAACTAAACACAAATCTTCCAAAAGAAGTCGGTCATACATTTGACAACGAGGGCAACCTTGGTAAGATTATGAATGGATATATTCGCTTTAGCGGTGTTGGAATATCAGAGGGAACAGATAACTTCTTTGAGGCTGGATTCTTCAGGGGAGCTGCAGCATCAAGAGTAAATAGCCAAGCAAGAAGATTAAAGAAGATGTATAATCTTACAGACGAACAAGCAAATCGTATTGGCAAAACAATGCTTGATAATATTACAAACGTAGATACATCAAGAAGAGCTTATGATGTAGCGGAGATAAATGAAGCTGTTTTTGCTGGTATAGAAAAGGCTGTATCCAAAAAGGCAGTTGAAGACGCAACAGTTATGACATTTAGAAGCGGTCAGGGCGTTTTAACAAAGGGTCTAACCTCTGCAATAAACAAAATACCAGGAATGAAAATAACAATACCATTTGTTAAAACAAGTTCAACAATTGTGTTTGATAGGTTTATATATGACAGAACACCCTATGGTTTATTATACGAAGGCGGAAAAAGTATTTTGAGTTACTTTTCTCCTAATATAAAATCACAGCTTACAAACCCATCTCTAAGAAACAAGTTCTTGGCGAAACAGGCTGTTGGCGCAAGTCTTCTAACATTGGGTGCATATATGTATTCAGACGGAAAAATAACTGGAGATTACCCAACAGATGCAGAACAAAGAAAGATTTGGCAAGCTGCAGGAATACAACCAAACTCCCTTGTTCTTACCGCAAAAGATGGTTCAAAGAAATATGTTTCGTTAAATAACCTTGGTGTTATGTCTATGCTTTTGAAATATCCAGCAAAAGTTGCGCAATACTATAACGATTTTGCAACAAAGACAGCAAAACAAGAAAAGATAAACGAAGCAGAAACATCGTTCTTGTCAAACATTTTTGGTGCATCTATTATGCTGGGGTCTGCTGTTGCTGAAGAAACAGTTTTGAGAAACGTTTCGGACTTTTTTGACAGATTAAACAAAGGGTTCACAGACAGACAAGATATGGAGAACTTTGTAGTTAATGTTGCAACAAATCCAGCAAAGAATATTGTTCCAAGAATTATAAGACAAATGCTTGGAAACAAAGACTATGAAGAAATTGTACAAAACAATTATGATAGTTTAAAAAGAACTTTTGAAGGGATGCCAGTAAAACACGATGTTTTTGGCGACCCAATTGAAAAGGCAGACTTTGCTACTGGTATGTTTGGGTTTTCCCTTAAAGAACTACCAAAAAGAGAGAGATTTAAGGGCATTATGGCAAAGAACGAACTAACTGTTCCAGGTGTTCAAAAGATAGAGTTCCCAACAAAAGGACATTCTGTACACCTTGAACCAGAACAGATTGATTTAGTTTATGTTAAAATGGGTGAACTTGGTGTAAGAGAGGCGATTGAAGATATTGTAAGCGATATGCCAAAAGAAGTATCACAACAAGAAAGAGATTTCTATCAAAAGCAAATAGATAGAGTGTATAAACAAATAAAAAGGCAGGCATTACAATCTCTTATTTTAGAGAACAAAGACATTGAGGAAAACTACAATCAACGTCTTGACTTTGATATGAATGAGAAGTATAATATAGACAAACCTGTTCCTGTTATACCAAGTTTGGCAGATTTTTAAAGGAGAACAAAAATGACAGATACACATATTAAAATAAATGCAGTAACGCCAAGAGTGCAATATACTGGTAATGGTAGCACCACTGTATTCCCTTATGAATTTGCTATATTTGATGAAACAGATATGGTGGTATATCTTGGTGATGAAGTTCAAGAAAGTGGGTATAGTGTATCTGGTGCAGGTCAAACTGACGGAGGAAATGTTACATTTGATACAGCACCAGAAGATGGTGTTAAAATTACTTTATTGCGTAGTATTCCTATTGAACGCGTAACAGACTTCCAAGAAGGTGGTACATTTCGTCCAAAGAACTTAAATGATGAGTTTGATAGACAAACTGCTTTCTTACAACAAGTACAAGAAACTCTTGACCGTTCTGTTAAGGTTGGACCAACAAGTGATGTTGACCCAGAAACAGTTCTTACTGAGGTTGAAAAAATATATGAAGATATTGATAATATTGATGCTGTTGCAGATAATATATCAAATGTAAATGCTGTAGCTGGCAATGCGACAAACATCAATGCGGTAGCTGGTAATGCAACAAATATTAACGCAGTAGTTGGTAATTCAACAAATATTAATACTGTTGCTGGTTCTGACGCAAATATTGGAACTGTTGCAACAAACATAAGCGATGTTAGTGACTGTGCTGATAATATGTCTGCTATTCTTGATGCACCTAATCAAGCTCGGGCTGCAGCTGATAGTGCTGCTTTAGCATATCAATATGGAAACGACAAGATTAACCAAACACATATATCTAACTGTATAACAGAAATACCACAAGATATTAAATTAGAATTACACAACGGCACACTTACATTAAAGGCTGGCAGTAAGGTGTATGTACCGAATGGAAGTGGTGTTTTTGATGAGGTTACTATTGAAAGTGATTTAATATACAATAATGTTTGGGGTGATGTTGACAAAATTGTTGTTTGTGTTAAATCAGACGGAACTGAACTTATTAGAACGTCATTATCTAGGGTAACCAGCGGAACATCAGCACCAACTGAAACAAATTATCGTTTTTGGTATGACACAACAGCAAACAAGATAAAAGAATATAATAGCGGTTCTTGGACAAATACTATTTTATCATTCCCTGTTGCAATAGTTAGTGTTCCTGGGGATAATACTTCAACCGTTAGTTCAATAGACCAAGTATTTAATGGATTTGGATATATAGGAAAAACATTATTTGTTTTACCTGGATTAAAAGCGCTTCACGCAAACGGAAGAAATAGTGATGGTACTTTAAAAAGCGACCTGACAATAGTTAGCAATGTTTTAACCTATACTGGTGGAACAAATGATAATAACAGTTCTGAAGTGATTCTAAGATATGATGCAACAGAATGTCAATTAGCTGCAAATATAAAAAATTGGGAATATGATTCAATAAACAATTATTTTTATTATAAAGACAATGGTGATAAAGCGTGGATTGAAATTGGCAGATATATTTCTTATGACAACAAAGTACAAAGTATGTTTAGAAAAACTGTATTCCACGCATTAGATTGGAATGACAAATCAACCATATCTGGTTGGTCTATGCCAAGCGGTAATTATATTGATTTAACACTTGGTGCATCTGAAACAGAATATACTGCACCAGCAAATGGATGGTTTTACTGCAATAAGACAGCTGGTGCGACAAATAAATATATGAGTATGATAAATTTAAGCAATGACTTATCCGCAGAAGCAAACCCAACAGGGTCTGGAAATTCGGCTAGAGTATATGTTCCAGTAAGGCGTGGAGATAAAGTTAAAATAGGATATAGTGTTACTGGAAGTACACAAACGTTTAGATTTATTTATGCTGAAGGAGAGGTATAATGTATAAAGCATTAAAAGAAGGAAAAATTATAGCTATAAGCGATACAGATAGTGAGTTCAAGTTCTTAGTTAAGGATGGCGTTGAAGGCGACCCAAACCACACTTGTGAAGATTACGAACAATACGAAGGTGAATATATCTTAAAACAAGAAGTTCCTGTTGATTATCAGAATGAACAAATCCGTCAACAACGTCAAGCCCGCTATGAAGTTGAATCTGACCCAATCCGCCTTGACTATGATGAAGCGTTAGCTCGTGGCGAAGAAACGGCTGAAACATTAAAACAAGAATGGCTTGCAAGTAAAGATAAAATTCGTGAAGAATTGCCTTATATTGAAAGTGAAACAAATGAATAGTACAGAAGTATTCAAACAAGACAAGAACAACTTTATTATGTGTATATGTATATGTTCAACAATATGGTTCTTAGCTGTGTGTATCTTGTTTGGTATGTATATTTACTGTTCTTTTAATTCTTCAAGCATAACAGCAACACAAACGCAAGATGGAGATTACGCTAAACAAGGAGTGGCAGGTGGCTCAATCACAATCAATTAGTATTACTTATCCAAAGATGCACGGTTTTTCTCCAAGAGGAATTGCTATGGTTATTAATAAACCGAAGGCACCAGTAAAACAAGTTAAGTTTAAATCATTCAAAGAAGCCATGGCTTACCTAAAAGAGAAAGATGAAGATGAAGGATAGTGTTATCCGTTTTTGGCTTACACACCATTACCTTAGAAAGATAGGAAAATTTAAACCAGATTTCTTTTTAGACCTTATTGATGAGGTTACAGATAACAACAACGCCAAGAGAGTAATGTCTAAAAGATATATAGACAACTTAAAGTTTGAAGCTATTGCATACGATATGAATATGGATGTCAGGAATGTGTTCAGGTATCACAAACAAGTTATTGATAAACTTATAAAAATTTAGTCATAATTTATACCATAAAAATCAGTAAAGCTCTTTGCTATATTATTAATAAGCAAAGGGCGTTTTTAACTGCTTGCCCTTTGTAAAAACGCTAGGGTGGGTGCTATAAACGCATAAAAGCCCACCCCAGCAAGCAGAAAGGAGTATAAATGAATTATCCATATAACTATTACGGGCAACCAATGATGCCACAAGGTATGCCTGTTCAAACAATCCAACAAGTACAGAAAACAGCTCAATTCTACAATGTAGAAAATCCTGCAGAGTTAGACGGCATAAAGCCTACTCTTAATGTAATCTATGTTGGATTCAACAAAAAGGGAAAGAAGATATACGTTAAGCAACTAACAAATGACGGACTAATATCTTTGGAAACCTATGAACTTGCTAACGATAAAAAAGAGAAATCAGAGCTAGAAGCTATCTTGGAAAAGATAAACAGCTTGGAAAGTAAATTAACGAAAGGAGTAGCAGATGTTCCAAATAACACCACAAATGGTACAAATGGGATTGCAAATGCTAATGTCGGGCAAGCTCAATAATGACCCTCGTATGCAACAATTTAACCAGTTAATGAACGGGAAAACCTACGAACAACAAAAACAAACCCTGTTGAACTATGCACAAAGTAAAGGCTTTGATGTGAATATGGTGTCCCAGTTCTTAAACTCTCACCCATAAGGTGATGATATTCGGCTGAGGAAGCCTGAAGTATTAACTTAAACAAGGAGTATAAAAATGGCTGAAAATGATGGCTTATTTGGTATGGGTGGAGTAGGATTATTGGTTATCCTGTTCTTCCTTATGTCTGGTGGCTTTGGTGGTTGGGGTGCTAATGGTGGCGCTGCAACTTCTGCGGAAGTTCAACGTGGCTTTGATGCCCAAAACGATATGGCTAACCAACGTGAAATCTTATCTTCTGTAACAGCTGGAACAGCTCAATCTGTGGCTGCTACAAACCAAGTGTTTCACGATTTAATGGGATATGTTGGCGATAAATACGCTGAATTAGACAGAGATGTGTTAGGCGTTTCTGCTGCGATTCAGCAATCTATTGCTAACGAAAACCAATGTTGCTGCAACACCTTGCGTGCTATTGATAGCGTGAAATATGAAAACGCACAAAACACGAACAAGATTTTGGAAGCTATGGCTCAAAACAAGATTGAGGCTTTGCAGAGCAAAGTTCAAGCTCTTGAATTGGCACAAGCTACAAGCAACATTGTTCGCTATCCTACATCAACCGCTTACAGTGCTGGGTATAACCCATTCTGCAACGGATGTGGATGTGGTGTGTAATCTAATCGGGGTGGGGAAACTCACCCCTGATAATAAGGAGGTACTATGACTTGTAATTGCTGTGCTAATTTGCATAAATCAACAAACCTGACTGCTGCTGGTATATTGTCCGTAACAAACTCAAACAATATCGGGAACTTTGACCCGTTCTGCTTGTTATTAACAATTAACCCTGATAGCATTATCACGACAGCACCAGTAGCTTATACTGTAACTGTTAATGATGCTAACGTTCCTTTGGTGGATATGTGGGGTTACCCTGTTATGACGGACAGACTTCGTACTCGCAAAGTATATCACGGTAGATATATTGTGATTGGAACGACACCACACATTACATTAACAAATGTAGCTTGTGGTGCGACAGATGTGGCTGCTACTATTACAGCGACAACTGGAGGTGAAGGATGACAACCGAAGAAAGAATGAAACTTTATGATGACTTTCACGCTGGTGTTCGTATGATGATGGATAAGCTAGAAAAGGTGGCTCGTTCTGAAACAGTTATGACGTTGGCAGAAATGGGCGAAATAGCAGACATTATGAAGGATTTAGCTATGACAGAAAAGGGAATTGCTAAAGCACATCACTGCTATTCAGAGAAGTCTGATAAGGCATATTAAAAATGTCTTGACATTTAAACAAAAGAAAGCTATCCTATTATAAGAGTAGGGTAGCTCTCTTAACAAAGGAGGGCAAAATGAGAAAGGCGATGAGGATGAGCTTTGACGTAGTTATGCAAATTGTTGGTATTTTAGTAATACCATTGATTGGTTTTTTATATAAAGAATCTTCTTGCACAAAAAAGGATTTAGCTGATTACAAGAAAGAAGTCGCTGAGAAGTATGCACCAAGAGATGAGATTATTCGTATTGAAGATAAGATTGATAATTTGACAAGATTGATTATGGATAGACTTCCAAAGAAAGGGAAGTAAATGGCTTGGAAATGGGGAAAAGCATCACTTGATAGATTAGCAACTTGCGACAAAAGATTGCAAGATTTGGCTGATATGATGTTGGAACGTTCTCCGTTTGACTTAACAGTAACCTGTGGATATAGGACAAAAGATGAGCAAGAGAAAGCATATAAAGATGGGAAAAGCCGTGCTAAGTTTGGTGAAAGTAAGCATAACGTTTTCCCAAGTAAAGCGATTGATATTGTCCCTCTTCCGATAAACTGGGATGATAAAGACCCTAGATGGACAGAGATGGCTCTAAATGCTATGTGGTGTGCTGGGGTTATAGGGGTTGAGATTACTTGGGGCGGTAGTTTCAAAAAATTGCGTGATTGTCCCCACTTTGAACTGAAAGGATAAACTATGATTGATTGGATTTTTGAACATTACGATAGTATTTTTGCTTGGATTGGTTTTATTACAACAACCGCATCAGGTGCTGTTGCTCTTACGCCTTCCAAGAAAGATGACGGTATTTGGGGAAAGGTGTTAAAGTTATTGGACTATGTGTCAGTATTTAATACACCCTCAAATAAAGAGAAGCTAGCAAAAGCTCTCAAGAAAAACAAGTAATACTGTTTTTTCATTTAATTTCCCTGACCACTCCGAAAGGGGTGGTTTTTAAATAATTGGTTGACTTATCTTTTTAAAGGTTATATAATAATTTAAGAGGTGGCGAAATGATAAGAACAGACGAACAAGGAAATTTATTTACTCTTATTGGCAACAATGGATATTTCACAATAAAAGAACTTCCAAAAACGATTGGTTCTCTGTGTGTTGTTTTTTGTGGCGATACAGAAGTTAAAAAAGAATACAAGTTAAACAACCAAACCAGTGTTGTTGTTAAACTATCAAAAGAAGAAATAGAAAGTATTGGGGAAGGTACGCATATTTGGTATGCTGATTTAGTTAACTCAAATGGTGAAGATGTTGACACCATTATATATCAAAACTTTGTAGTAAGGGAAAGATAATATGGTAAAAGTAGTAGGTCAAGAAAGCATTGTTTCTGTTGTTGGTGACACAAAAAAGGTTGTTATTGACCCATTAATAATCCTTGAAGGTAAGGACGGAAAAGAAGGCGCTGTTGGTCCTGTTGGTCCAAAGGGTGAAGACGGAAAAAACGGTATAGACGGAAAGAACGGTAAGGACGGTAAAGACGGTCGTGATGGTAAAGACGGTCGTGATGGGGTAGATGGTAAAGACGGCGTTTCTTTCTGGATTGAATATGACAAGAAGACAAGTACAATTTCTTTTAAAAACAATGGTGGATTAAAGAATCCATCTTCTGTGAAGATTCCGCAACTAGATAAAGGATGGGGGTTTTCTGCTGGTGGTGGAAGGGGTGGTGTTACAGCACAATCCGACTGGAACCAAACAGACAAGAACGCTGTTGATTATATAAAAAACAAACCGAAAATTGAAAGTATAGAGATTAAGGTTGTTGATGAATTACCAGACACTGGTAAAACATTTGTTTTGTATCTTGTTCCTTCAGAAAACAAGGAAACTGGAAACATATATGATGAGTATATTTGGGTAGAACAACCAGGCGGTTCTTATGGTTTTGAAAAGGTAGGAACAACAGACATTGATTTATCAGGGTATAGAACTGCAGCAGAACAAGACATTATAGATTCTGGGAAGGTGGACACAACAACAACAGTAAATGGAAAGGCTTTGTCCTCTAACATTTCTCTAACTTATTCAGATGTTGGTGCTGTGGAGGCTAACACATCAATTACAGGTGCTACAAAGTGCAAGATTACTTATGATAGCAAAGGGTTGGTAACTGCTGGTGCTGATTTACAGGCAAGTGATATTCCTTCTTTGACATTATCTAAAATAAGTGATGTTACAGCTAGTGCAAGCGAATTAAACATTTTGGATGGTGCTACATTAACAACAACAGAGCTAAACTATGTTGATGGCGTTACTTCATCTATCCAAACGCAATTAAATGGGAAAGTTCCTACAACACGCACTGTGAATGGAAAGGCTTTGTCTTCTGATATTAGTTTAGATTATACAGATGTTGGCGCAGCAAGTTCAGCTCAGGGTGCTAAAGCGGATAGTGCTGTACAGGATGTCAAAATAAGTGGTGGTTCTAGTTTGGTTTCAAGTGGAACTGCTACCATACCAATAGCATCAGCTGGAACTTTGGGTGTTTGTAAGGTAAATACAAATAAAGGTATTACTGCATCTTCTGGTCAGTTGGAAACTATAGCTGCTAACTCAAATGAAATCGCAGGAAAAACAAATTCTTATAAACCACTTGTTCCTGCTACTCTTGATACTGCAGTAAAAGTGGGTGTTACAACAAATACGATTACTCTAACAAGCACAGAAAAAGCAAACGCTTGTTCTTGGATTGGTGCTTTACCAGATACAACAACAATAGGTAATGCAACTCTGACTATCAAAAAGAACGGAACTGCTGTAGATACTTTTACAGCTAACGCAACTTCTGACAAGACAATAAACATAACAGTACCAACACAAGCGAGCGATGTTAATGCTTTGCCAGATAGTACAAAGTATGGTGCTAGCTTATCTCTATCAATAAATAGTTCAACTTATGTTGTTACTGCACAACTTAAAGACCAAGACGGAAACGCATTGGGTTCTGCACAAACTATTGACTTGCCACTTGAAAGCGTTGTTGTGAATGGTAGCTATGATGATGCTACAAAAAAGATTATTCTAACATTGCAAAGTGGTTCTACAATAGAGTTTTCAGTAGCTGACTTGGTATCTGGGTTACAAACAGAAATTACTTCAAGCAATATGTTAGATGCTGATTTGGTAGATGATAGCACAAGCACGAATAAGTTTGTAACATCTTCTGACATTACAGCTTGGAATGGTAAAGTATCTGATGTAGAAGTAAATGGAAGTTCTGTTGTTTCTGGTGGTGTTGCTTCTGTAACAGTTCCAACCGATACTAGCGATTTAACAAACGGTGCTGGATATATTACATCATCTGCTTTGTCTGGCTATGCTACTGAAACGTGGGTTGGGCAACAAGGATTTTTGACGAGTTCTGCATTGAGTGGATATGCAACTGAATCTTGGGTTGGCAATCAGGGGTATATAACTGGTATTAACTCTGGAGATGTTACAACAGCTTTAGGTTATACCCCAGTAAATCCATCTTCTTTGGCTACTGTTGCGACAAGCGGTCAGTATTCAGATTTAACTGGTACTCCAACAATACCAACAGTAAATAACTCAACAATTACAATTACGCAAGGTGGAGTAACAAAAGGTAGTTTTACACTTAACCAATCTAGTGGAGATACGATTGCTCTTGATGCTGGTGGTGGCTCTTCATATACTGCTGGTACTGGTATTGACATTACAAGTGATGTTATAAGTGTAACTGGTGTAACAGACCAAAGAACATCTAACGCTATTAAGACTTGGACTGGTACTAAGGCTCAATATAATGCTATCGTGTCAAAGGATGCAAATACTTTATACAATATTACAGATGATACCAATCCAATACAGGATTTATTGGACACGATGTATCCAGTAGGAAGTATTTATATTGGAACTATGAGTACGTGTCCATTATCTGCTTTGTTTGGAACGTGGACATTGGTTTCAAGTGGCAGAGTATTACAAGGTGCTGATGTAAATCATAGTGCTGGGACTACAATAGCGGCTGGGTTACCAGACCATACACACCATATAGCTGTTTATAATGCTGAAGGGCAAAGTGGTGGTGGTGGATATATTCCTGCTTCTAGTTTTAATGCTGGTTCTGTTATTGTAAATAGCGGAAGAGATGGAGAAAGCGGTAACGGTAACTGGACAGATAGAGATACAAACTATGGATATAACACAGGAAGGAATCAAATGGATAATGCTTCCGCATCAAATTCTATTTATGGTAACAGTTCAACAGTACAACCGCCTGCTTATGTAGTAAATATTTGGGAAAGGACGGCATAATGAGTTTATACTTAGGAACAGATTTAGTAGCTGCAACACAAGATGTAACTGATAAAGCAAATACAGATTTGTCTAACCTTACATCGTCTGGGGATTCAAAAACAATTAAAACGGGTGTAATTCTTCCTTATGCTGGTTCTTCTGCACCAACAGGATATTTAAAATGTGATGGCTCTGCAATTTCAAGAAGCACTTACGCTAACTTATATTCAGTAATAGGTACAACGTATGGAAGCGGAGATGGAAGTACTACATTTAACCTACCAAACTTACAGGATAAATTCTTGGAAGGTGTTGGTACAAACTCTTTGGGTGCTGTAAAAAGTGCGGGATTACCAAATATACAGGGCGAAATTAACTCCTCACGTATTGGATATTGGGATGATGCAACTCATACTGGGGCATTTAATGACAGTTATCAGAGAGGAAGCGGGAGTGCTGCTGGATATGATTCAGGTCATAAACCAATAGTTATTGTTTTTAAAGCAAGTACCTCCAACTCAATATATGGAAACAGCACAACTGTTCAACCACCTGCTGTTTGTGTCAATTATATTATAAAGTATTAAGGAGTAGATATGGAAGCTTATAAATACGATGAACTTAATTATTATGTAGGTGCAGTAAATTGTCAGCTTGACCCACTTGAAACACAAATACAAGGAAAGGAAGTTTGGTTGCTTCCTGCAAGTTCTACTTTTGAAGTGCCACCAGAAGAAAAGGAAGGTTATAAAATAAAATGGAATGGAACTTCTTGGGAATACGAATCTATCCCAGTTCCACCACCACCACCAGAACCAACAGAAGATGAAAAGAAAATGATGGTTCGTGAGGTTCGTGATTCTTATTTACAGGGTACAGACTTTACACAATTAGACGATGCACCATTTACAGAAGAAGAAAAGGCTGAATACAGAGAATACAGACACTATTTAAGAGATTACACAAACGAAGAAAACTGGTGGGAGCAAAACCCACTGACATTTAGTGAGTGGAAACAATCGGAGTAATAAGATGCTGACGTGGGAGGAAATACGTGAATCTCGTAAAAGAAAAATGATGGAGAAAATAGAGCAACCAGATTTAGATGGGTTTCTACAAGCAGAAGCTGAAGCAAGGGAAGCTGACATACCATACGATGCTTGGTTAAGCCACAAAAAGAATATGGCTCTTCGGTGGTTTAAGTACTACAAGATGAACAAAGACCCCAAAAAGAAGTGTGACTTAGTTAGGCAGTACAACAGGATTGCTTGTATTAAAGATAGATAACTATTTAACACCCCACTTTTCAATTTTTTCTTTCCCAATATTTGTCAAGATATTTACTACATTTGCGTTCTACTCCATATATCTGTATGTATTGGTATAATGCATCTTCACAAAAATCAATCTGTTCTTTTAGTTTCTTGTTCTCGTCCTGTAAGCGTTGGATATAGTTTTTACGTTTTTTGAGATATTTGTGAACGTTCTTTTTTAGTAATTCCCTGTTTATATCTCTGCAAAGACAACCACAAGATTTTGTTCTGCCTAGTAAGAGATTGGCAGAAACAACCGTTCTTATATTTCCACAATCGCACTTGCATTTCCATTGCGCTCTTGCGTTTTTACCATCCTTATTGTATTTAGTCCCCGCATATTCAAGAACTGTAAGTCTTCCAAAACGCTTCCCAGTTAAATCTTTTCTTTTCATTTTACACCCCACTTTTCAATTTCTTTTCTAATGACTTCGTTATTTTTTTACGCCATCGTTCAAATTCTTTTGGCGGTTTTCTATTCGTGTAAATCTTTTCTCCTGCAATACCATATTTTACTTGATATTCTTCAGCAAGTTCATCATTTCTTGTAAAGTCGTATGTTCTAAAATTGGCAATAATCTCATTAGCTTCTTCTAACTGCGTTAAAGCATTACATAACTTAGCATATAAGTCAGCATTATCTTTAGTTCTTATTTCTAATTCTTGTTCTAAATCTCTCATTTCGTATTGTAATTTTAACCAATCACCCATATTATTCCTCCTTATTTATAATATATTCTCACGAGCTTGTGTCATTGTTCTCCCTTTCATATAAACCAAATACAATTGTTCCAATAATCCCAAACCAAGAAAGAAAAGCCGCCAAGAGCATCATCATAACCTTTTGGTTTGGAATAAACTCTTGTCTATCATCATTAAAATGTTCTCCAATAAGAAAACAAACAACTGAAATAACACTACCCAAAAGATAAAAATTAGTCATTGACTTCTCCTTTTTATGTATTCTTTTGTGTCTTCTGATGGCACATATATTTCAAGTCCATCGCTACGTTTAATTGAAAACTCTTGAAGAGCATCAACAATATCTGCACCAGCACTTTTAATGACAACGTTTTCAATAAAACCATCATACATATCTGGCTTTACACATTCTTTCCAATAAACTCTTTCTATCTCTTTAGTCATTGTCCCTCCTTTTGTTCCATTCTTCTACCGAAGACACAGCTATTGTCCATCCAAAAAATATCGCAAGAAATACTATTGCACCTCCTGTAGCACAACCAATAGTAAATGCACCTATTTCACTCATCCTTCCTCCTTTACTTCTTCTTCAGCTTCCTTTAACCAGCCTTTAACAAGCTTTATAATATCCTCAACAGTAATTGGTGGCTCTACCTCTTTCCCGATTAAAACAGAAAGTCCAGCAATTACAGAATGAAGCGAATCTACCCTACCTCTTTTATAGCTGTCAAAAGCAAACTTCTTTATCTCGTCTTTATTCATCCTTCCTCCTTTATTGTAGAGCTTTCATTATGGCGAGCATTTGCTCGGGTGTTCTGTGTTCAATATATACCTCAGCACCCCAACCGTCTTTTAAAGAAACCGTACCATAGTCGTAAATATAAACATCAAGATATATTGTATATGTGTGTATTGTATTTCCATCTGAAACATCATACCCCATCTTTTTAGCTTCTTCTTTTAGTTCTTCCCAAGTCATTTCTTTTCTCCTTCAAAGTATTGTTTAAGCCCCCAATATAGCTGACGCATATCTTCAACATTCGCATAAACATCAATAACAGCGTCTGTATATTTGTTGTGAACAGACGCAACCATTTTGCATTTGTCAATTCTTTTATTATCTTTGTTGTCGTACACCGTAACAGTATGGTTTATCATTTGTTTCCTTTCAGTTTTTCTTTAAGCATTGAGTTTTCTTTTTGAAGTTTAACTATTTGTTTGTAGAGCTTTTCGTTTGCTTTATCAAAAGCCTTTACACAGTCAAGTATCGTTCTTCTTTTGGCAAAGCATTTCTCAACCCCAAGTATTTCATCAAATGTAAAAAACTCAATGCTATTCAGTTCCATATTACACCTCAATATCTCTGTTCCATTTCACATAGTCAATCATATCTTGTATGCTATCACGGAATGATTTGTCTTGTTTCAACTTGTCAATGACAGTATCAACATCCAAATAGTCTTCAATGTTTTCACGGAACTCAACCTCATCATCTTCGTCAATGAATTGACAAACCTCTACTTCTGTATCACCATAGGGTGCATAGTCCCTGATTGTTTTGAAAGAATGGTCTTTGACACACTCATCAAACTCACCACAGATTAAATCGTAAGCGCTGTCGCCTACATAATCAATCATATTTTCAATTTTGTTTTCTCTTTTTTCTGTCATTGTTTTCTCCTTTCCCTTAATGACTACGACACTATTTTACATTAAATTAAATTAAATGTCAATATGTTTTCTTATAAAAAATATAAATAATTTTAATCTTTTTTATAAGTGTTTGTTTTTATTAAATTATTTATCCTTTAATTTTGTGTATCTGACGTTAGGTTTAACCCTTTTTTCAAATACTTTTATTACCTTTGTGTATGCTCTACGCAATTTATCGTTCATTGGATAAACGAATCGTTCAACCGCATAAAGATATTGTGGGTGGTATCCGTTCCATTGTGCGATAATACCAACAGTTATATGGTATTTCTTGCGCTTATAAACCCAGCTTGATATTTCTCTTTTTTCGTCTTCTGTTAAATTGTTTCTTTTTCTCATTTTGTTTTCCTAAATGGCGGGGTGTGCAAGGGAGAATTTAGATTGGGAGAACGCACACCCCATAAGTTCTCTCCCTATTTCCTAGAAAGGAATATCGTCATCAAATGATTTGATTTCTTCTACTTCCTTCTTTGGTTCTTGTTTATCTTGCTTTAACTTAATTGAACCAGAAATATACTTCCTACCAGACTGGGACTGTCTAGTCCACAAAGCAACATCGTATTCCTTTCCGTCAATTAAAGCACTTCCCTTGAAGTCTGGGCGTTTATCATTTCCTTGCTTGTCGTTTGCAAAGATAGATATATCACCGTCTTTCTTTTCGTATGCCATTATGTTTCCTTTCACATAAATAATCTGAGCCTATTGATTAAAGTTAAACGGTCTTCTGGCTCCAAGAAATACCGCTTATATCTACAAGGACGACCAAACTTGTTCTTCTTATAAACCCATTCGTCTGCAACAGGAAGGCGCTTCCTGATTTTCCGAATAACACCTTGCAAGTCCATAATAAACAGCTTGTTGCTAGCGTCCAGTGTTGTAATCCTGCCGTATCTTTTTAGATACAGTAATACTTCCTCTATTTGTGTTGTTGCCATAAGTTTTTTATTTCCCATTGTATGCCCCCTTTCGTTTGTTTATTGTTTGTTTTGGGAATTAGCGGTGAACCCTGGTTTTTTCCAAGTGAATACAACACCGCCCTTTTTATCTTGTATGACAATTGCGGAAATTTCATCTTTGTCATACCAGATTCCTTGAACAGAGAACTTGGCAAACTTGTCTTTCAGACGATAGATTTTTCTACCGCGCTGGTCTGTCCCACATTCTTCTGTTTCTACATTAGCAAAGATAAATGGAGATGTGTATAACTCAACACCGATACCCCATTTAAAACCTGCACGCTTAAAAGCATCAGATGCTTCGCCTTTCTTTTCATTACCCTCTCCATCTGCACGGCTTTCAATACCACAATCCCATTTCCAAACCCATTCTTTTGTTTCTTTATCACGGACACCGATACCACAATATAAGTTATCTTTCACAACCTTATAATCAGACTGCCAATTCATTGGTCCAAACTCTTTATCCAAGATGTCCATATCCACACGGGCTGTTTTATAAAGCAATAACACCGCACCCTTTTCGGTTACCTGTTTTACTTTAACTTCAATTTCATTACTGTTTAATTTTCTCATTGTTTTCTCCTTTGTTTGATTCGTTCTCCCTTTGAGAACATCTATATTTTACATTATATTTAAATAAATGTCAATACACTTTCTTTATTTTTTTATAAAAAATCGTATCTTTTTTATAAGTCATTGATTTATTTCAGAAATATAAACTGTTATTCTTGGCTCATTCCCCCATCTTTTACTAAAATGTAGGTCAGAAACCTGTGCATCGTCTTCCCAAAACTTCAACAATGTTAAACAATCAAAGAATTGTTTTAACAAGTTGTCAGCATCGGGTCTGGTGTCGCACCAGCGGTATCCCGTTGTTCTGTTTTTCTTTGGCTCGCTATTACGCCAAGGATAGACATATTCTATTTCGCATTTTAATGCACCTTGCAGGGGCGTTTCAGGTTGGTGAGCTACCAGCATAGCCAAAAGCTCTGACTTCGTCTGTATGGCTTTTGAATTAGCTTTCTTTCCAATAAAGAATTTTCCAGTCTTAAAGTTTTTCAGGATTGTAGAGCTTCCCTGCGCGGTATGTTTTGGTGGGTTGCAGTTTAAAGTAAAGTAGATGCTTCTGCTTTTTAATTTTTCCTCACAGGTTAGGGGCTTTTTAATTTCAGCCCATTGTTTTTTATAATCTTTCATTTTGTTTTTCCTTTCAATAGAGTTCCATATTTATCTACCAAGTCATTGACTGATAAGCATTGTTCTTTTTTTCTGATAGCACGGCAACCTCCTGTCTTTGGCATAATAACGATTCGTTTATTGAATTGTGTTCTAACATACTTGCCGACCTTTGGCTGTCCGTTGCAGAAATAAATTAAAAAATCGCCCTCTTTCATTTTAAACCTCCTTTTAAAATAAGTTCATTTGTCTTTGTTCGTCTTCTAATCTTTTGCAACTAGCTTTATAAAAGCCTTCATCTTTTTCAATACAGATAAAGCGCCGTTTCATTTTGTTGCAAGCGATAGCGGTTGTGCCACTACCCGAAAAGCAATCAAGAACAAGGTCATTTTCTTTTGTCTTGATTTTGAGTAGCTTTTCAATTAGAGCTACGGGTTTTTGTGTTGGATGTATTCTATCTCCAACAGGATATGGCATAGATATTACTTTGGACTGGTCTGCCACGGACAGATTGTTAAATGTCGAGCCGTTATCACGAACGCAAACTATAAACTCTGCGTTTGAGTGATATGTTTTATTCACCAAAGGGATAGCGTTTGTCTTATGCCACACTAACAGGGTTGTTGGATATTCATTTTCAAAGAATGCCATAGTCTTTGCAATCTGTTTATTACTGCAAAAGATATACAGGTTTAACGGGTTGCAAATTCTTTTAAACTCGTTGAACACTTGCTTGTAATCAAATCCGTCAGATACAAATAGGATATTATCCTTGACGGCTTTGGCTCTTGCACCAAGTCCACTTTTACCAACACCACCGCAAGTTTCAAGTTCGTATGGCGGGTCAGTCAATACAAGGTCAATACACTTGTCTGGCAACTGCTTTAAGATGTCCATACAATCTGCGTTGATTATTTTGTTTTCTATGTCTTTAAGCAACATTTTCGCCCCCTTCATTTTTAAACTTTTCAATCATAGAACGGATAAAGGATAGTTTCAAGCTCCTTCCTTCAAAGTTTTTAACAATCCACTTCCAAACAATCAGCGCAAGCTCGTCCTTGTTTAAAACGTCTTCAAACAAGTCCTTGTATTCGTCCATTGTATCGTCAAGATAGAACGAATTAGTATCAATCAGCACCATTTTTTCGCCACCTTCATTTGTGGCTTGCGCTGGCTTGTCTTGTTTTCTTTCCCAAGTCCGCACCGTAGCTTTCCAGTCCTTCATTGGATTGCGACCAACTTTCCAGCCATTTGCCGTGTAATAGTCAAACCACTTGTTAGCATCTACCCCATTGTTTCTTTCATTGCAATAGTCAATTACTTCTTGCAATGTAGGACGCTTTTCTTTTTTTACTTTTTCTTTTACTTCCTGTTCTTGTTTATGTTCTAGTTCCTGTTCTTGTTCCTGTTTAGGATATCGTTCGGTATCGTTCGGTATCCGTTCGGTTCCGTTTGCTTTCGTTTGGTTCCAATAGTTCTTTGAAATTGTGCTGTTTTTTTCGCATCTTTCATTAAAGGACTCAAACTCTTTGTCAATTTGTGATTTAATAAAGCTCCAAACAGGATTATTTTCAGGGTTATAATTTGGATACATAGTAATACCCATTAAAATCTGCCCCTGCTGTTCTGGTGTTAGGTTTTTGAATAGTTCGCCCCACTCTGCATAGATATGCGGGCTAAATTGTGCTTTCTTTTTTGTCATTTTCCGTGCCTTTCATTTTAGGTGGGGTATAGCCCTTTCGGGAACCGCACGGAATATAGTTTTTTCTATACCCCATAAGTTTTTCGCTTCCGTGCAGTTTCATTTATAGTCCTTTCTTATTCCTTTGTCAATACATTTTTTAAGTCATCGCCTTGAAAAGTTAAAGCATCTTTTAAATCTTTTTCAAGAAAGCGAAACTCTTTACTGATTGACACATAAGCTAGGCGTGGGAGATTCAAGTCTAGCAAGAACCCCTCCAACTTTTTAAAATGCCTGCTCACAATGTTGGAAATGATTTCATCGGTAGTCATTTGTGCCTCCTTTGTCCATTTCTCTTTTAATTTCATTGGCTCGTTCAATTGATTCACAATAAACATTGTTTATCAATTCATACATTTCATCAAGTTCTTTTGACGCTTCAAAAAGATTCGCATCTTTCAAAGCTCTTGATGCTTCGCCAAGTTTAACCAGTGCTTTATAGTATTTTTCCAAGTTCATTTTCGCCCCTTTCATTTGACAATATATTCAACTATTTTTATTCCTGTATTAGTTGGGTCAAGTATGATAAAGTCGTCCATAACATTTCCCTTCTCTTGCTCGTCAATAAGTCTTTTTCTACAAGCAAGCGCTTCTTTTTTTGTTAGTGTGTGTGCGACTAGGCATAATTCTCCCTGTATGCTGTTTTCATAGTCAACAAGCACCATATATTTATTTTGTTTTTTCATTTTTGCTCCTTTCTTTTTTCTTGTTCTGCTTCATATAAGAAGTCAACCACTTTGTTTAGGCGTTCCATAGCGTCCGCTATTTCCTCATAATCCCCGAAAATATCCTCCAAGGTGTCAATAGCGCTGTTTAATTCGCACCTAATATCTAAAAAATCATCTGCTGTTTTCATAATTTTGGCTCCTTTCATTATACTTTCAAAAAATCACTACCTGCAAGCATTTTTCCGCTCTCTATGTCCCAACACACAAGAGAAAATACCCCGCTATTTTTTCCCAAACACCGCAAGAGCTCTTTTTTTCTGTCGCTTGCCCAAAGTGTGAAAAACTCGCAATCTGTTTTATATGTTCCAGAAAGAGCAAAGTTTTCTAACCCGTTAGGGATACAAAAAAACCGTTTTTTTGTTTGTCCGCTTTCATTTATAAGGTCTATTGAATAAATATATTTAAAAATCATTTTTGCCCCCTTTCATTCCATTCGGACTCGTTGATTCCTGCACATTCCCACATCATTGGGTCATCAGTGAAAAATTCCTTGATTTCTGTTTGGTGTTCTGCCAAGAATGCACAATCGCCCCAAGACAGCGCCCCTTCTGCGTGGATAATATCCCGCAAGCGTGCCAATTCTTTGTAAAGTGTAGAGTTTCTACTTGTGTTTGTCATTTTTGCCCCCTTTCATTAGTAGCGCATTAAAAACGCGGTTGGCTCGTCATCATCATCAGCGGACTCAATGAAAGAGTAGCCGACATCCTCACAAGACACATCACCGCAACCGTTTTCTTCAAAAAGTTTTTTGATTTTGTCCCAGTTTTCGTCCGTTTCATCAATGACGGTGCAATAATTCACCCAGTCATTGTCCACGATTACCATCGGGTCAAATTCGCAACCATCAAAACAACCCCCGTCAATGTAGCTTTCATACATTTTTTGAAAAAGTTCAAGCGTTTTTTGGTCGTCTGTCCACACTCTAACGCGCCCCATCAATAAATCAAGCGCCGCCATTTCGTCAATTTTAACATTTAACATTTTGTTTTCCTTTCTTTTCGTTTCTTTTGGTCTGCCATCATCGGCGCGTGGGCTACCACTCCGCGCGGACGGGGAAAGGGGCAACCTTTCACCCGTTTCGGCTTTTATCCTTTGAAAAACTTCCCTTTCAGTTGGTCATTGTAAAACTTGCAATTGCTTTCAAAAATGCAATCAACCGCCTTTTGTCCGCTTTCATAATCACGGCGGGCGCATTCGCGGTCAATACCATATAAAACCACAAAAGCAATCAATAAACCGCCCAAAAGCGCCAAAATCATTTTAAAAAGTGTTTTCATTTTGTCCCCCTTTCTTTTATTCGGCTTTTTCATATTCTTTTTTAATCCAAGCGCGGAGCAATTTCCCGACTTTCTTTTGTTTTTTATCAAAAGACAAGTCCCAGTTTTCCACGATTGCGCGCGCTTTCTTTTCATATTTTGCCAAAAAGCGCGGTTTTTTTCCAATCGTTCCGCGGTATCCCGTGCAAATCAAAACGCCGTCAATATCGTAAGCGTCAAAGTTCCAGCCATAGACTCCAGCAGTAAATGCGCGCTTGTCCTCATATTTTAAAAGCGCGTAGGCGTCGCAGTATCCAACCGCGAGTCCGTTGTTTCCATAGTTGCGCAAAAGTTCTTTTCTTGTTGTTTGTATTGTCATTTTATTTTTTCCTTTCTTTTACTTTCTTTTTATCAAGTCGGCACCATTGCCCGCTTGATGTCTTTTATTATACATTGAAAAGAATTAAATGTCAAGAGGAAAAATAAATTTTTTTATATTATATTATAATATAACTTTTCAAAATGTAATTTTTTTTGATTTTTTTTCTTGACAAAATGACAAAAAAACACCGAATCAGCAGAAATTAAACACAAAAAACCAGAGAATCGCCTTAAAATAAGGAGCGAATCGGTTTATACCTCGATTCGTTTTGTCTTGTTGGAATAAACACCGCTAACGCGCGCGCGTGAAATATCTTTTTCAGGAAATAACCTAACAAAGCGACTCAATCCAATCTTTAAAGCGTTTTTTTTGTCCAATGCATTTACTAGAGCCCGACTCACTGTTCCATTTTTATTTTGAAACTCTACAAGATAATTATTTTTATGATGAGATTGTTTCTTGTTTTCCACTTTTTAAAATCTCTTTTTTCTTTCTTTTTTTGTTTCGTGTGCGATTCTTTTTAATTTATCGCCTCTTTCATTTTATAATATAGTAAAATGATGAGAAAATCAAGCGGGATTTTTCTCAACCCACCCCCCGAAATACGCCACTGTCATCTGCGTTATCTAGTCCCTCTATAAATTACTGTTCGTGACGGGGTTTTAACCTAGAAACAGACGAGCTGTTTTAGGGTATAGTAATCCCTAATAGGAATTATTGTTGAATATAATAGTATAGTTCATATAATCTTTTGGATTAAGTATCTGGTCAGCCTGTAATACTGTTCTGAACTGGTAATTACTCTTGGTGAGTACTGGCGGTCGGGGTGGTCCCCTCTTCTTTGCTAAGCAATACTATCTACCTAGCAAAGATGGATACGACTTAGGTATCCTTCAGGATTCTTTGTGATGCATAACAACTTGTGTAAGGGGAGCTACTACCGTTTCACTCGTTTTCAAAATGTACTTGACATTCTCACAAAATCAACTTACAATAATGTATGTTGTTATGTTATGGACAGGGTAGCACATTATTTCTACCCTGTCAAGCAAAAAAGGAGACAGCAATGGAAAAAGAACCAAAAAGAATGTTTAAACGGGTAAATGTACTCGGATTAGACTTTTATGTGGATTGGTTAGATGTTGATGGCTATTGTGTGAGATTAATTTCTGTTAAAGATGTACACGGTGGTCGTAGTTTTGTTTATACTGGCTTGGAAAAAGATGGCGTATTGGTTGAAGATATGTTATTGAATGCCTGCGGTGTAAGAAAAGAACAACCAAAAGAAGAACCTAAAGAAGAAGTGAAAGAAGAAAAAGTGGAGGCGGAAGCCCCTGCGGCTCAGGAAACTGAACAACCAAAGGAGAATATGGGTGCCAAAACAACAAAAAAACGTAATAAACGAAGCTAAAAAAGACGTAACTGTCGTTTATGAAATTGGTAGTACTGTAAAAAATGGAGTTGACTTTGTTGGCGACTTCTATCTATTCAAACCAAGAGAATTAAAGTTCTTGGAAGAATTTGCTAAGGATTTAGACCCTGTAAGAGCTTGCAGGGATGTTGGTTATACCGACCCTGAACAAGCTGCCCAAGATATGCTTAAACGTGAACCAATTAAAGTTGAGTGTAAAGCTATCTATGATGCTCGGTTTAAAGCCCTGAGAATGACCCAAGAACAAGCCGCTGCTAAGCATATTACACTAATGGAGAAGTTAGAAAAGGATTATGACGACTTTGCTGCTGGGGATAAGGCTAAAATGGCTAATGCTTTGGCAAAATTAAGTGGTGATTACCTGAGAGCTGCTGGTTTGTTCGGCAAAGAAAGCAAACAAGCACCTAATGTGGTGATTAATCTTAACCTAACCGATACCGAGAAGGGAGTTGTAATAGATGGCAAGTCCGAATAATGGGTACTCCCTAGATTATAACGCTAGTAAAATAGGAAAACTGTTCCACGCTAGCAAAGCATTCGTCCGTGGGGTGATGGGACCCGTTGGGTCTGGAAAATCAGTGATGTGCTGTATGGAAATTTTTAATAAAGCTATCTCTGCTATGCCATGCAAAGACGGTATCAGACGTTCCAGATGGCTGGTAGTTCGTAATACAACCCCACAATTGGAAACAACAACCATCAAAACTTGGCTTGCTTGGTTCCCAGAACACATTTTTGGTAAGATGAACCTTAAACCTCCTATAAATCATTTAATTAAATTCAATGATGTTGAGTTAGAAGTGATTTTTTTGGCGTTGGACCGACCTGAAGACGTAAAAAAGTTGCTTTCTTTGGAATGTACTGGGATTTGGTTCAATGAAGCCAGGGAAATTTTGAAGGAAATCGTGGATGCTGGGACGATGCGTGTCGGTCGTTACCCGAGTAAAAAGGATAAACCTGATGATGTGGAGGCTGAAAACTTCCCGAGTTGGTATGGCGTGATTATGGATACAAACCCTCCCGATGATAGCCATTGGTGGTATAAGTGTGCCGAAGAAGATGAGTGGACAAGAAATGAATTTGGTGTGTTAGTACCTAAGGAACAATTCCCAGAGAATATGAAATGGGAATTTTGGCAACAACCGAGTGGATTATCACCCGATGCAGAGAATATTGAGAACTTACCGATGGGATATTACGAAAGAATTTCGTCTGGTAAGGATAAAGAATGGATAAACGTGTATGTTCACGGACATTATGGGTTTATACAGGACGGGCAACCAGTGTATGTTCACGAATGGAATGACAATTTACATACAAAAGAACATCTTGAACTTAACCCATATCTGCCAGTATATATAGGATTAGACTTTGGACTAACACCTTGCGCCATTTTTGGACAAAGAGATAAGAAATTATCCTGGAATATCCTAAAAGAGTTGATAACGGACGATATGTCTGTCCGTCAGTTTGCTAAATTATTGAAGGCAACCATCCTAGAGTTCTGTCCGAAGAACGATGTGTACATATTTGGTGACCCATCTGGTGCTTTTAGAAAAGATAGTGACGCTGATACATCCTTCCAGATACTAAAGTCAGAAGGTTTGTTTGCTAGACCAGCGCCAACCAACAATATCGTGCCAAGATTAGAAAGCGTAAGAGAACCATTAAAGCGTTTGGTGGACGGGAAGCCAGCGTTTAACCTTGACAAGTCCTGCAACGTCCTTAGAAAAGGATTTAATGGTGGTTATAAATATAAGGAAGTGTCTTATTCTGGTGAGAAACGGTTAGCATTAGAGCCAGATAAAAACCAATACTCACATCCACACGATGCTTTGCAGTATATGATGATGGGTGGTGGAGAATATAAAGTTATCCGAGGACAGAATAAAGGCAACCTAAGAACTTATACAATGAAAAACAACTGGAGTGTATTTTAATGAAACTATTTTATTGCTTTTGTGACGGGAAAAGACGGTGGTTGCATCCATTAAAGAAAGGATTTAGACACGTCTTTGTTGCAGCTAACTATGGGGATGTGTTTTTCGTGCTAGAAGATAGCTTCCAAGGGTTCTATCAGAACCTGCTTTTAAGGGAAGATTTTTTTTACTTTACAAAACTAAATAAATGTTCTATACTAGTTGTGGAAGGTAACAAACCTGCCAAGAAAAGGTTTGGAATTTGGTACTGGGCGCCAACGTGTGTTAACTTTTGTAAGAATGTTGGAAACATCAGAGCCAAAGCACAAACACCTTGGCAATTATATAAACACTTATTGAGGAAAGGCGCAACAAAATGGGTGGATACACAAGACAAATTACAGGGCAACAAGCCGCAAAGAAAGCGGAAGCTGCCGCTGCGGAACAACAAGCAAAGCTAGAAAAAGAAGAAAAGGCTGCACAAGCCGAAGCTGAAGAATTAGCACAAGAACAATCACGGAAGTTTAGAGGAAAACAACGCCGTGGTATTCGTTCTTTGGTTGAAACATCCGAAGTTGGTGATTTAGGTTAGGAGGAAAATATGGGATTAGGAAAAGCATTAAAGAAAGCTGTTAAACAAGTAACTACTGGCATTAAAACATTTGCTAACGACCCATTAAGCAAGGAAGGAATTGAAGCTGGTGTTGGTGTTGGACTTGCGCCCGCTACAGGAGGAACATCTCTTGCCGCCACAGCTGATGCTGGACGTAGAACAATTAATCAAGCAGTTAAAGAAGAAGACGCTATGCGTGAGCAAGCCGAACTTGAACAACAAAATGTTCAAACTTATGGTTTTAAGAACGCCGTTGAACTTGCACAAGCAAGAAAAAAGAAGCAAGAAGAACTTGAAGGTCGTGAAGAAACAAGAGCAACTGGTATTAGTTCTTTAATTGGACGTGGTAAAACTCTAGGCTAGGAGTTAAAATGAACGCAGAAGATATTATCAAAAGATTTAAAAAGAGTGTTTCTTATAGGCAGAACTGGGAAAACCTTTATTCTTCTGCTTACGACCAATTTATGCCACAACGGTCAAAGAACTTTAAGGACTCTGTGTCTGATGGACAAAGAAACGATAATGCAGAAGTTGTGTTTGACTCTACACCATTAGATTCTTTAAATAAGTTTGTGTCTAAACTACAAACAAGTCTTGTACCAGCACAGAAAAACTGGTTGCGCCTAAAGGTTGGTACATCACTAAAGGATAAAGCAGACCAATTGCAACCCGTACTAGACCAAATTACAGAGATATTCTTTTCTGCAATTCGCAATTCTAACTTTGATGTGGAAGCATCCGAGAGTTTCTATGACTTGGCTGTTGGAACAGCTTGCTTGATGATGCAAGAAGGGGATTTCCTTAATCCATTCAAGTTCAAAACCGTTCCGTTATCTGAATTATATCTGGAAAAAGTCGGGAATGGACAATACAACTCTATATATCGTAAGCACAAAGTTGTACCTATGTATGCACAAAAGGTATGGAGTGACGCAAAAGTAACGAGCGATATGCTTTCTGACGAAAAAGAACGTGATTTTATTGAAGCGGTTGTACAAGAAAAAGGTGTTTGGAAATATTATGTCGTGTTTGAAAAAGGAAAGCAGACAATCGTAGAAAGAACACTACGTTATAATCCGTTTATTGTATTCCGCTGGTCTGTTATGCCAGGAGAAGTCTACGGACGTGGTCCTGTATTGTTTGCTTTGCCAGATGCAAAGAGCTTAAACAAGACAAAAGAGTTGATTTTAAAGAACGCATCTATGGCTGTTTCTGGTGCCTGGACGTGCGAAGATGACGGAATTGTGAACCCTGACAACATTAAGATTCAACCCAATGCGATTATTCAGGTTTCTTCTAATGGTGGTTCAAACAGAGCTGCCACGTTGCAACCACTACGCACCGGTACGGACTTTAATGTTGGAGATATGGTTTTAAGCGATTTAAGACAATCAATTTCTAATATTATGTTTGCTAATCCTATCGGACCAGTGGACCAACCCGTTAAAACAGCGACTGAAATTGAATATCGTCAGAAACAATACGCTGATGAAGTTGGCGCGCCGTTTGGTCGGTTACAATCTGAGTTTATTAAACCAATTATTCAGAACGGTTTGTTGATTTTGGATGGTCTGGGCAAGATAGATATTAAGGATTTCCGTGTAAATGAAGAACAAATTGCGGTAGATTATGCTTCACCGCTATCCATTACACAGAATACAGAAGATGTGAATAAGCTAATCAAGTTTATGGAGGTTATTTCTGGTATCTTTGGACCTCAAACACCTTCTATGATTATGAATACTGGAGTAATTCCTACTTTGGCAACAAAGATGGGAATTGATTTAAACAACATTAAGTCTGCCGAAGAAATAGAACAAATTAAGCAGCAGGCTGCAGCAGCAATACAACAGCAAATGGGGGCTGAAAATGGTGCAATTCAACAAGGACCAGAAGGATAAAATCCGTACAATGTTTAAAACGGAAGTAGGCAAGAGCTTACTAGCCGATTTAAAAGATATAATTGTCAGAGCAGACAATTATCCCGTCAACGCAACAGATGGCATTCTGTTTTCTATATTGATGGGTCACAAGGAGGGCGAACTCTCCGTATTAAAACAACTTATAAAGATAGGAGAATCTAATGACTGAAACCACTGAAACTACAACCGAAACAACGGCAGTTGAAGGGGCTGATACAACCGAAAATGTTGCTATGGAATCCCAACAACAAGAAACTTTTGATGACGGATTAGACGAATTACGTCACGAAAACGGCAAGATTTTCGGTAAATTCACGGATGCCAAGAGTGGCTTGTTGGCATACAAAGAATTACAGAAAGAATTTACAAAAGCCAGACAGGAAAACAAACCTGCTCCAGAAAAGTATGTGTTTGAATTAGACGAAGATGTTAAGGATAAATTTGAAATTGATGAGAACTCAAAAGATTATCAAACGTTTGTTCCTTTGATGAAAGAACTTAACATCTCACAAGAAAAAGCAAACAAGCTGATTAACCAATATGCACGTATGCGCATTGCAGAACAAGAGAATGTTGATTTTGAATCTGAAATGGACAAGATTGGTGGCGTTAATGGCGCTACCGTTCAGGGTTTGGTAGCGTTTGCTCAAAAGAATTTAGACCAAGATGGTATTAACTGGCTGGATAGTAAGATTAGAACCGCAGAAGACGCTAAGCAAATGGAGTTTCTTATCAAGAAAGCGCGTGGTGCAAACGTGTCAATCCCAGAGATGAGCATTGAAAATACTGCTGATGTTGAAAAAACAGCTCAGGATTATATGGACGAAGCGTTTGATTATCAAAAACAACACGAAAGAACAATCGGATACAACAAAGAACAACAAGAACACTACAATATGTTAATGCAAAAAGCGTTGGCTAAAAAATAGTGTTGACAATTTCTTATTTATGTTCTAAAATATAAGTATCAAGTTATAAGGATAAGCGTTAGCCCCTTAATAATACGATTGCTTTAAGGCTTAAAGAAAGTCTAGAACAGCCCCCGATGGGATAACTGGTC